CAGGTGCTTACGATGAGATCAAAGATCGGAAGGGCACGCTGTTGCCTGATGGAAGGTTTCAAAAGGAATGAAATACACACTAGACAGCACAGGCACAGCGCTGGTTAACAGAGGCTGGAACTATGAGCCGATAACGCCAGAAACGCCACGCGGCAAAGTGATGCTGCTCATTAACAAAGAGGCGAAGCGGGCGCAGGTCGGTGTGTTGCTGCCAAGTGATACGCATTGGACGCATTTTGCGCCGCTGCCTGTTTTTAAGGATTGATATGGAACACGATATAAAAGACCTGCAGCCAACAAAGTATTTTGATTTACCTCCTTATTCTGTAGAAGAGTTCCCAGGCATTTTTCCTGATAAAAAATGGTATGCGGTCGTCAATAAAAACGGATTTAACTGCTTGAATTTCCCTCAAAAGCCGGGCTTAAAATTCACTCTTGATAAAGAATATGCGCTCGCAATTTGTGAGGCATGGAACAATCCTGATAGCAAAGGTAGTAATGATATGGAGCACGAAATTGCACAACTGCGCCATTTGTACGCAAACCTTGTACATAAAGTCTAAAAGGAGTAAACATGAAAACAAAACCGCTTGACGATCTTGAAATGCACGATCTTCTTTCACTTCTTTACCCTGAGCATATCAGTGGCGATGATGACAAATACTTTGATATTTCAACAAATGTCTGCGAATATTCTACCGTTGACCTTGGTGAAGGCTTTGAGGTGACGCTGGCAGACCTTCTTGGCCGGGTCGTCATGCTGACAATGCCGATGCAAAGCGGAATTACTGGCACGCTTTCTCACTGTATTGGGAAAGTTACCGTTAAAAACTTGGATGTGCAGATGGAAGCTGCCGTACGGAGGGATGTTTATAATTCTTAAGGATTGAATATGGAACATGAAATTGCACAATTGCGTCATTTGTACGCACAAATGGTTGGCGGCGTTGTAAAAGATTCAGACGGAGCAAAACGTATAGCAGAAGGGTTGCTTTCGCCTGTTATTGAGAAGCTGGAGCGGTTGCTTCATGGTGGCAATAAAGCCATGAAATTAGAGGCAGCACAGAAAGGCGGAAAGCCATGAGCGATAGACGTTGGTACTGCCTTGGCAAAGACGGCGTCGCAACGCTTTGCGCAGACAAAGATGACGCAGAGCAATCCGCAAAGCTGGCATCATTGGATTGGCCTCGCAATGCGCCGTATCGTGCCGTCCAACTTGTGGAGGCAGACGAACTGGACGCGCTGCAAGCTGATGCAGATAGGTATCGGTGGCTGCGTAATTTTCACGCCGCCGGAATAAGTGATAATTTGCCTCACATCGCCGCCGGTGGTGACTATATTGGCGCATGGACGCTACACAGCGAAGAAGCTGATAAAGCCATTGACGCAGCCCGCGCACGGCTTAATGAAGGTGATATATGACTACAGCAAAACAAACGCCAGCCCAACTACTTTGCCGCGCTAAGCACCTAAATAATCGCGCTGAAAAAATAGAGCACATATTGTTGCTTGAAATAAATGGTAATAGCGAGTCGTGTAAATCATCATATAAATATCTGCGCTACATTGTTGAATTATTAAAGATGCGCCTTGAAGCTATCGAAAAAGCATTAAAGGGGGAAATATGACACCAAACGACATAACTAGATGCGCAGGTCGTGTTAGTGGCACTTTGCTTGGTAAAGTTGGCAATGTGCGCGTAACCAGCGGCTTTGGGCACGTTGAGTGCCTGCGATGCGCAAGACGTGACCCGCCATCGCAAGATGCACAGGCTTTCACAATGGAGCCGCCACAATTCATCAATGGGAAATGCCCGCAACGATTAGTGAGGATTTCATGAGCCAATTAAAACTTGCAGAAGCGTTAGCCGCGATTGATGATGCGCTTAGTATTGGCGATGACGGCTGCGGCGGAGCCGATGAGACGCTGACGGCTATTGAAGACCTCAAGGAGGATGCTGAGCGCTATCGTTTTCTGAGCTCTTGCAATCTATCAGAACAAAAAGACGTTATGGCATCACTTGAAATTGGAGGTGCTATGCTTGACGAGGCAATAGACCGCGCAATAGACGAAGCACTTGCGCGGTCTAATAATGCTAGAAAATAATGACCACCACCGACCACATCCGAATGGCCAAGGTGTACTTACATGCTGCAAGCTGCACACAACACCGTGGCTGGGCTTTCTGCCTACTCAATTTTGCAGCAAATCAAAGGCGCAATGCTTTTGCTTTGCGTATTCAAAAACCAGCGCAGGGTGCGCTCTTTTGACGCGACAATCACTCTGGCAGATTTGGCCAAGCCTCTTGCATCACTCTGACATCATTGACGTGCTTGTCAGCTTTTTCTCCCAGCGCTCGATATTCTTGGACACACTGTCCGAATACGTCTCCGAGGGTAGCGGCGTACTGATCGACGGCCTCGCGGGTAGCTGTGGCGATACGTGAATTGGCGGCGGCGAGCTGGCGGCGCAGCTTGTCAGCATGAGCAGCGGCATCAGCAGCAGCCCGGGCGCTAGCCTGCTCACGGATTTTGGCACGTTCGATAGCGGCATCTTTAATCCTTTGAAGTTCAAAGTATTCTTGCATAGCTTTGCTACTAGCTAGAAGTTTTTCGGCAGTGTTTTCTCCGCGGATTTTATAAATCTCTGCTTCGTAGCGTGCTTCTTGATATTTCCATGCCGCAAAGCCAGAGCCAGCCGCAGTTGCAATCATAAGCAGCTCTGTTGTGTATTTTTTGAATAGTGCAAGCATGTCAGTCTTTCCACTTTGCGCAAATTTCTTCTGTAGCAGTCCTGCGCTTTACCAAGCCTGGCAGCGTGACCAAAATTCCATCTACACGGCCTTTGACCCATCTATCCATCTCATCGCATGCGCCGTAAATGTCGCCGGTGTTCAGCTTGCGCCTGAGCGTTGATTCGCGCATTGCCGATTCACCAACGTTGTAAACCATGTCTATCAGCGCCACCTGTTGCCAGCGTGTCAGTGTGCCGTAGCTTGGGAATAGCCTTTTTGCGCCTTTTTCCGCTTCTGAATATGCCTTGCTTTCCAATATGTTGCACTGCTCTTGTGTGTACCATTTGTTAGGCAATACAGCAGAGCCTGTGACACCGTGGCACACAGTCCATATGCCGCCAGTGTCGCGATACGACTTGTACTGTATAGAGCCATCAGGCATAGTGCGGGTAGGACCTGTTCCTTCATAATAAGCGCCAAAAGTAGCTGCAAGCGCAACAGCGCTAGCACCAGCAGCAGCCATGATTTTCAGCTTTTTCGATAGCGATGCAGGTACAGCAGACATGGTTAATCCTCAATGTCTTGAGCAACAAAACGCGCAACAAACGCGCCTACCACTATTGCAAATGTAGAAAGCGCCCAAAGCGGTGACGGTTGCAATGGCGTAAAGAATGGCAGCACAGCTTCTGCGCCGGTCAACAGCGCTGCCAGCAGCATGAATCGCACTGACCATGCCCTGCGTAGTATCTTGCGCCAGTTCTTAACTATCATCGTTTTTTCTCGTCTGCGCGATTTTGCGCTTCAAGATTATCCATCCGATACTTGAGCAACGATATTTCACCGGCAACCATGGCTGCCTGCTGATTGCCTGATTTAATAGTGTTCTGCATCTCTGCGACATCTCGAAGCAGTTGATTCATGCCGAACCACATGCTAATAAGCGCCCACCCAACAGCAGCAGAGCCAGAGAGCATCCAGACAAGCGGAACCCGAAAATCCACAACACCACCAAAAATGCTGCCCGTTTTTTGCCGTTGCTCATTGCTCATCAATCACCCCATGCCGGTAACACAGACCAAGTAACGGGCGCTTTCAATGCGTAACCTGCAATTGGATACCATGCCTGCAAGCCGCTTTCCTCGCGCCATACGTTTGTAATTTCGTAGCCTATGCGGGTTTTTACCGACAACCGGCCAAACAGCTTGCGCGTTGCGTTAACCTGCCAAGCATCACCGCAGCGATAGACTTTTACTGATAGCTTGCCACTTGTGCCGCTCCAGACTTTTACGCCTGTGGATAAGTCAACCGGCAAACCAAGCTCATACGCACGATACGCACCGCCGTTACGCCTATACCACGCTTTGCGGGCTTCGTAGCTGCGCGGGTGCTTGCCTTTTGCCCAGTAGCAAGACGCAACAGCGTCTTTGTAGTTTGCTGAATTTGGGTCAAGCCTTAGCCAATGCCCTTCTGTTGGCCTGCCGCCCTGTATGGTTTCTACCCAAGGTGCGTTGTCGCCCTGTGCTGTTACATTTATAAGCGGCTCAATGTCATATGAAGACCATTCGGGCTTGGCGTTAACAACGCGCTCATCGTGCCAAGTCAAGGCTTTTGCAATTTTGCCAGCCATAAAGTAGCGGGCTTTAATCTTGTGCCACAACAAGCCATTTTTGCGCTTCTTAGCCAAAGCAAGGCAATCCAACGCCGATTGTTTTTCGGTGTCGGATAGCCCAGCGATGGTTAGAAGCTTTACAATATCCACGATTTATAGGAGAGTTAAATGGAAATTACCGATTACATGCTTTGGAAACTGATTGTATTAGGTGTGGCTGCATTTTTGTATGGCCTATGGAGAGGAATAACTGGGCGCTAATCGTTGCTTCCAGCATAGATTGCTGGAGCAGCCCGCAGCAAACCAGCCCCTCTTATTCTCTTTTCTGGCGCCGAATTAAGCAAGCCACCCCTAATGGCGGCGTTTGCTTGCGATTGCATTGCTGGGTTAAAAAGTCCGCGACTTGATGCGATTTTAGCCTCCTGCATTAAGTTAAATGCTAGCGTTGGGTCGGCAACGGCCTGCGCCAGCAAATCCTCAATTTTTCTGCTAGCTCCCGATACATTACCGATCATTTGATACGGTGAAGCCAGGGCATTTAGTAAACCACTTTCAGCAACGGACGTTGGTAAACCTAAATTTCTAACCATCGTGCTTGTGAGGTTTTGACTAAGCATATTCTGCTGGGTGTTGGAGCCCACAGCGCGGCCAGCGGTTTCTAAGTTTGATTTTCTAGCGAGATCTTTTGCAACACCTTTTAAGGCTTGATAGTCCGATGCTGGCATAACTCTTTCAAGAGGTAGATCAATACCTGTTGATTTCTTTATGCTTCTCTCGGCCTCTTTGAGCGCTCTAGCATATGCCTCGGATAGCTCTCTATTTGTCGCACCATAGTCCGCAAGCGCTGGCTGAAACTTCGCTTTTACATGTGCAGCCGCCTCTGCCGCGTTTATCTTTTGCGACATTTCAGCGTAATTTTTAACAGCCTCCCTGTAGGCTGGCGATGTTTCAGAAAGCACGTCAAGCAACTCATTTTTGGTATTGCTTAAAGCAGCCAGTCTTTCTGAACCTATAGATGAGCCCATATTCTTTGCGCTTGATATTTGCTCGTCTAAAGCCTTGCGAAGATAGTCCATGCCTTTTACAGAGCCAAAATCATCAATTGTTTGACCACTCTCGCTAGCAAGCTCTTTTGCAATCTCAACAGATTTTTTTATTGATGGTCTATTTAAAAGCCCTTTTATACGATCTGCGTTTGCCGCAAGCGCTTCCGGGTCAAACCCTTGACTGTACGCCTTCGCAAAATCCTCATTTGCAAAAAGTTTCCTACCAGCCTTTAATTCGTCTATATAGCCAGGCTCTCCAGCAATGGTATCCAAGACTTTTAGCCGTGATGCCCTTTGTTGGCCGTAAGCCATTTGGAGCTCAGGCCTGTTGGCCATAGACCTTTCAAGCTGTGCTAATCCAGCGTCTTCAGCAACCTGCCCAAGTGTAGGCGCACTGCCCTTAACAAACATATCTGGTTTTGACGCAAGCCTGTTAATTACATCATCCGAACTGGTTGATGATTCTCGCAATATATTTCCAGCTATTTCTCTTGTGCCTGCATTTGTAAACGGCTGCACAACGGCTTTTGGTATTCCTGTGACATTTCTGCCAACATATCGACCAGTTGACCCAAGCCATTGCAGTGGCATTGGTGTTGCAGCGCCGATTAAGCCGCCGGCAATTGTGTCTTTTGGGTCAATCATAGCAGCGGTAGCGGCGCCAGTAGCTCCACCAGCAGCAGTGCGTATCGCAGCATTTGCCAAAGCGCTTTTTGTGGCTGCATCGCCAAGCGTGAAGCCCCCTGATTGCAGTGCTGGTGCAAACCTTGAAAGAAATGGCAATGCCCTAGCGCCACCGGCCAAAATACCACCTATACCGGATGTGCCAGCCAATTCCAAAGCCAGCTTGCCACCACCATACAGCCATGAATCAGGGTTTGCGCCTAGTTGACGGTTTGCATCATCAATACCTTGCCGCCTTTCTGCCATCGTCTTTCCCAAGCCTGTAACATATCCAAATCCTGTTTTATCAAGACCTGTAGCTCTTGCAAGTGGGTCAAGAGTTAGACCAAGCACGGTACTGCCGATACTGCCAGCCCCACGCAGTCCGCCGCCAACGATGTCATTTACGCCTTGGCCAATGCTCTGCATTAGTGTTGGCTGTGGTTTGGCTGGTTCTGGCAATGGAGGCAGTATTTCATACCGGCCAGCCTGTTGCGGATTGTCGTCTAGTATTTCATAGGGCATTATTCCGGCCTCCATTGCATACCATCAGAAACAAGTATCTGACCGGTTTGCGTGTCGCGGATTCGCTGACCACGGTTTGAGCTATTGGCGGTTGGTAATGTGTTGATAATGTTTTTTGATGCGCCAGCAGAAGATTCAGCAGCAGAGCCGGAAAGTTTTCTATCTCTTGCGCCTTTTACAATATCTTCCAGCTCATTCAAGCCAGACAAAAACGCCTCATCACTTTGAGCTGTCTGCAATCTAGCCATTGCGTTAGTGGCCTGCGCACCTTCTTTTTCCGTAATAGCGCCGCCCCCTCTAAGAATCTGATACGCTTCTAAGAATGTTTTTCCTTCAAGCTGCTTAAGCGCAGATTTGAAATCGTATGCGTTTGTGCCATACATGTAGTTGCGCGGGTCTAAAATCGAGGACATGCCCGTACCAGTTTCACGACCTGGGTGCATTTTGATTGCGTTAATCACATTAAGCATTTGATCTGCAGCGGCAATATCAGCTTGCTTTTTCTGAGTTGGGACAATATCCGCTTTTGCCTGCTCAACCAGCTTAATTCGCTCAACCTCTGCCGCCGCCTCTTCGCGCGCGCTTGGTTTTGCAGCAAAATTGCCAGAGGTCTGAGCACCGCCAAGCCTAGACAATTCACGCATCAATGCTGGTCTATCCGGATGATCTGGTGGCAATTTGTCCATTTCACCCTGAATAATCATGCGCTGTGTGTTTGCCGCTGAATCAGTGGAGCCACCAAGAAGACCGCTACTCTGATATTGACGGCCTGCGCCAACGGCAACAGAGCGTGGCACAATCTCCATGCGCCCAGTCTGAGGGTTATAAATCTGTTCTGGCGCTAAGTCTGCGGACAATCGCTGCTTAGCTGCGTCTATTCCTATGGTGTACGGTGTTGTGGCTGCCGCAACCGCCGCGGCCTCCATGCCTTTAGCTTGTGCCGCTGACTGTCCGTAACCGGGTACCATAGTTGCAGTACCGTTTTGCATCATCATGCCCTTGTCAAGCTGCGGATAATAATTCATTGCCCCGCTTGTCGGGTCTGCGTAGTATGAACCAGCATCACGCTTGAATCCCTCTTTAGATGTCTTCCAAAGGCCTTCAACATCAACGCCATTTAATTTAAGCATTGCAATCTGTTCAGGCGTCATATCTGCCAGTTTTGCACCCTGCTGACCGCTGATACCTGCCGTAGACACGCCGCCAATTGGCGATGTAACACCGCCAAAAATGCTATTGATTGCATCTTGCTTATTCTGAGCCATGCGCAATTGCTGTTCGCGCATCTTAGTCTGCGCCGCCCTGTCAGCCATGCTCGCATCAAACGCTTGGCGCTGCATGTTCGCCTGCTGCATCTGGTCTTGCTGGCTTATCAAGTCAGAAAGCCCGCGAAGCCGTGGCGATGAGGCCGCCAGCAGCGTGAGGCCAAGCCGTGAGCCCGCATCAGTTGTCAGAAAGTCAAGCAAGCCTTTTCCGCCTGCGTTTGAGGGTGCCGCGTCTAATAATCCTGCCATGATTTAATTCCCCGAAGCAAAATAGCGCTCAGCATCTGCCCGCGCTTGATCTCTGCGCCGCATTTCTTCATCAATCAACTGCTGAATAGTCTGCGCATCTGTTGGTGGCTTCTCTTCGCCGGGAGGCTTGTAGAACGGGTTTTGCGCGTTGAAGTCTATGCCGGTAGGCCGTGTGTTGCCTACAGTATTGCCGGATGGCATAGAGAAAGCACCGGCAGGCGCAGTGCGAGATGGTGGCTCGTATTGCATCAATGGCGTAGATACCTGATATGGCGTACTACCTAGCAAGCCTGCAACCGGCTGTCGACCAGTGCGGCCATTCACTGAACCACGCTCAAACATATTTGGCGAACGCTGATAGTTAGTGCCCATTAGTTGGTTTGCGAAGTTCATCAGGCTGGGTGCAATGTTTTGCCGGAAATTCGCTTGATCGGCAAAAATGTTGTTGTACGCCTCTTGTTGCTGAGGGTTAAACGGGTTTTGCTGGTAGTAGTCCTGCAACTGTTGGCCAATTGGCACTTGGCTAGCAAGCCACTCTTGCACAGGCTTCCACGGCTCGTTTGATGATGTTTGGCTACTGCCGCCACCTCGACCAACCAAACCACCTGCTACCGAACCAAGAACAGGACCTAAAACTGCTTCTGGCATATCACAACTCCTTATCCATTGTCACGTATCTCAATCTGTAGTCTGTCAATCGCTTTTGCGCTCCGGGTCTTGCCGAAAAATATGCCATTTTGCAGCCTACACTTTTTGCCCAAGATTCAATCTCATCAATCAGCGCGGCATCATAAACACCAGCGCAGTATGTAAGATGTATTGCCCTGCCTTTTTTGGTGTCAATTACTTGGGTCATCACCCAATAATCATTTAACCGCCATAGCTGCGCTTGATCTTTCCTGCAAAACTCCATCCAATCCTCAACCTCTGCCATGTCTGACCGATCAAAAGCCGGGCGCAGCGCTTCTGCTGCCTCATCCGGTATCTGGTCTGGTCTGTATAGCATTAGTCCGCCAAAGACCCGGTGTTAAACCATGTGTTAGGGTCTGTTCCTGACCATTGACCAGTGCCAACGTTAGGCTGATTGTTCGTGCTCCACCAGTTCCCGATCTGTCTGCCAAGCTGAGCGCCCCCAAGCGCCCCCATCAATGGATTGCCGCCACCACCTGATTGTGTTTGCGTACCGAATCCGCGGCCAATAGAGTTTGCGATGTTGGAAAACTGGTTGTAGTAGTTTAATGGCGTGTCTTGGATGGTTTGACCTGCACCAAGGCCGATAGCGTTTGATGCGTTCAGTCGGTCTTGCAAGCCCAAGCCAAAGTTAGCGCCCTGCAATTGCCAGTTCAGATTGTCGTTAGCAATGTTACGATCTAGGTTACTGTAGCCCAACTCAAGATTGCCGCGGCCTAACGCCTGATTACCCGCCTGCACATAGCCTTGGCCGTACAGATTACCAAGCGCGTTACCTAACGCGCTGTTCAGGTCACGCAGTGCATTAGCCTGCAAAACACCTTCGCGTGAGCCACCAATGCCGCCGGTAGCCATCGCCTGCGACCGCATTTGTGGCATCACGTTACGCTGAAAATTGCTGGTAATGTCGTTGACCAGGTTAGAGCCCATCATTGACAAGTACGGGTTAACCTCTAAGCCACCAGCAAAGTTAGACTGCATCGCGGGCGCAGCTTGGCCATTGCTCAACAGTCCACCTTGAGGGGCAAGCGTTGGATTTGTGTTGCCCTGCCACTGGTTAGCATTGCCGCCGCCAGCAGTAAATGGATTTGCGCCTTGCGGTGCGTTATATGGCAGAGGCTTTGTGCTTGCTTGCCAAGTGTTGCCTTGCGGCTGGCCAACATTTCCACCGCCAACTGTAAAGGGATTGTTGACACTTGGTGATGTTGCCGTTGGGTTTGTGCTTGCCGACCAGCTTTGACCAGTTCCAGCGCTTGAGTTTGCTGTACCGTAGCCAACTGAAAACGGGTCTGACGTATTGCTGTAGTTCTGCGCAGGTTGCACAAGGCCGCCGCTAAAGTTGATGCCGGATAATGAGCCTTGCCCCATTGTTGGATTCATCAGGCCGCGTACCATGCTCGGGTCAACCATGTCTGTCGACCCATCTGCATACGTTCTTCGCCCGCTTGAATCTATGGTAATGCCGCCTTGGTTGTAAAGAATATCAGCCATAATTTATCCTAGTTTGTGCCACTGACCAGCGTAATATGTGTAAACACCTTGGCCGCTTCCGCCACTGCCACCACCGCCGTGACCGCCAGTATGCGGATCCCAATTTGTGCCATCAGCCAAAACAGTCATGCCCTCGTACACTTTGCCTGGCTCTTTGTGTAGCGTGCGGAAATAAAAGATTCCAGCGTTTAAATTATCTGCGATGACCCTGTTTTCATTCTCGATAAAAGCAGGTAACAGATCTAGAGAGCCTGGGACATTAGAAGGCTTATACATCAATAACTACCCATAAATTCATACTCAATATCCATTGAACGGATTTCATATTGAGCGTCGTCAATGGATTGTACCCGCATAGCTAAAAATCTACCAGACGCCATAGAGTCAACTTTGTAGCTAGTGCCTACAGTGTAAGTAACTGGGTCTTTCCAAGTGATTGCGCCTTCAACATCCATTGCACCACCGACCTGAAACATAATCCGCGTACCTGCATCGGCTTTGACGCGCGGATATATGCTTTTTATCAGTTTCACGCGATCTGGCTGGTCTAAGTGAATGCCGCTCTTTTCCAAAAAGCTGGTGAACGGCGTACCACTGAATTTAGCAGTCACATCCATCACAGAGATGAGGGGCGAAGAGGAGCCAATCAGCATGCGCTGTTGAGCCGCTGAAAACTCGTCCTGGTTCCATTGCGCAGTCAATTCTGCCCATGTTTCAGTAGCAGCCGCCCAACTGTTTGCAGCGCCGTAGTTGAGCTGGCCAACACCAGCGCATGTGGCGTTGTTAAGTTCGCGGATTGACCAAACATCGTTGGCAAAGTTCCAAACCGCCGCAAGCGTGCATGCTTCGTCACCAAGCTGCGGCACACATATCAGCACCTCATTTGCTACCGGGTTGAAGGCAACAAAAGAGCGGCCACGGTTCTGACTGTCGATGCGGCTAAATAGCCATTTACGCATGCGCGCATTGATGATTGAACGTACACCTTGACCAGTGTGGATAATCACATCACCATTGGTCAATACAACATGCCCCAATGGTGTGTTAGCCACGCAGTTTTGCGATAGTGCGCCTACATTGCCTGGTAATCGCTGAAACCTGAAAACATCTTGACCGCCACTTGGCACCATGCTGAACATGGCGTTTTCTTTGTAGATGATGTTTGCATCACCCAAAGGCAACTGGTCAACCATTACTGATTGCTCTTCTGCGAGGTCTCTCTCTCCAGCGGTTTCGGTTACGTCCGTCTCATCCCAAGTGCCTGGCAAAGTGCCTGGGTCTGCAATAGTAGACCACTTGACCATGTGTGGGTATTCATCGTTAGTAGTGCCTACGTTTTTAGTCACGCCAAGCGCCACAAGCACGTTTTTGTACGGCCTCACGCTTTTTGCAATGGTGTTTGCAGGCCAGTTGGTCAGCGTAGCCGCAATGCCGGTACCACCCCAATAAATCGGCGCGTCTACCTGGTTATTGGCAATCAAGATGCCATTGAATATGCCACCAGTCCAGCGGTCATCTATGCCGCCAGTTGGGGCACTTGACGGCGTGATATTGCTGCGCGTTGTGCCATCGTCTGCATAGACCGCTGACAGCCCTGCATGCACCCAGTTACGCACACCGCCAACGGTGTACGGCTGTAACCAATATGGTGCTACGGCTGGCGTGTCGAAAATCTGCTTATCGCCCTTGATGCGGCCGGCTATGCCGTCGTAAAAGCGCATGTTTACACAATCAGACCATGCGCTGATAGGCAGCTCTTGTGGCTCGATGTCTTTAATTACGCCAACACTACCAACTACGGGTATCGTCAATCTAGGCATCACTGATTCCTAACTGTAGTCTGTAGGCTGCATGGGTCATATCTAAACGGCTCTTTGAAGCCAAGCACTGCTGCGCATGCTTCGCTGCATGCCAATCTGTCATCTTTGTTTGGTATTGGCCAAGCGATAAAGCCCGCAATGTATTGCCAATCGTACAAGACGCCTTGCAAGTCCACAGCTAGACGCGCAGATAGCAAAGGCTGCGCTTTTACATCATCAAGCTCCCACTTTGTCCAGTCTCTAACGTGGATACGCTTAAACCGGCAACCGCCGATGCTGTTTGCCCTGCGCGGTGAATAGCTTGGTAACCGCTCAAGACCTACACTTGAAAAGCACCAAAGGCGGTTTTCAGCGTCAGGCTCACAAGTGCCGTCAGGCATCAAGTGGTCGACACCGTCACCAGGCTCAAAAACAATCTCGCAATGGCTTACGCGGCCACGTAATCGCGCACGGATGAGCACGTTTCCAATGCCCATAATGCCGTCACGCGTGCCAACGTAAGATGCCAATTTCATGGATATGTCTCGTGCTCTTGAATTGGCGCAAGCAAGACTGCATCGCGCTCTTGTGCTGTCAATCGCATATCGTAGCTCACGCCATCAAGCGTAACTGTGGCTGGGCATAAATTGCTTGCCAGCCAGTCAATGCCGCCAACCGTCTGCGCATCGTCAAGGTTGACGTACGGCGAAGAATCGACACGACTATTCAAGCGATCAAGCACACCAGCAAGCATAACAGTGCCAGCTGGTGGCATTATGCGGATTGCTCGCATTACCGCTTCTTTAGAATCGGGAAAGCGATTCCAAAAAGCCCGCTTTGTTAAGTAGCGCTTTGGGGGCGCCGGTTCAGGCTCAACAGGCGGCGTAGCCGTGTCAGTATCGCGGTCGTATGTATAACCAAGCCAGTCGTATCTCGGCACCGGCGTCTCGATGACGTTTTCTGCTTCGATTGGTTGGCTTGATTCCGTGACTGACACAACCACGCTTTGAGGGTTTAGCTGGATGTAGTTCATTTCAGTAGTCCTCCTCAAGTGCCCAGCCCACTTTTGTTGTGGCCGTGTTAGAGGTGTTTCTGTAGGCCGTGATCGTTGTCGAATTGGTCAGCTCTAGGCGATGGTTCATTGCATACGGGTTGGCTCCAGATCCAACATCGACATAGCCATAGCCCTCAGACCCCAGGTTGAAAAGTCGCACCTTTCCTGTGTTCACAGATGAAATGGTGGCTGTTCCGGTTGAATAATTCCCAGTGATCGTTATAACGCCTGTCGCCCTGTACTTAATCGCCGTTTTCCCATCAGCTCGCCAATTGGTCGTATCGCTTGCCGGGTCTGTTGTACCAGCGCCTGCCACAATCCGCACGTAAAGCTGGTGGTTGTCAGGGCTGCGCACTACATCGCCTTGAGCGTACGTGCCACCGCTTACCCAATACTGGATGGAGCCGCCTCCAAATATAGTAGTGTATGTGCTCATAATGCTGCGTATCCGTAAGTTGCGTTGCCCGTGCCAACGATTGTTTTGGCTGCGGTAAGACTATCAAGCGTCATTGCGCCAAGCGTTTGGCCTAATACCTTAGCCGCGCCAAAATCCACCACGGCGGTCAAAGTGCCGCTTGCGTTTGAAAATGCGATTGCTTCACCTGCTGCGAGTGCCGGAACAGTCAAAGTAACTGAGCCGTCAGTTATGACTGAGTGGTAGCCTTTGGTCGCCGTTTTGCTTGTTGATACAAGCTCGATTGGTAGCTCAGGCGACGACCAACTTGCGTTGGAACCATCAGTTGTTACAAACTTTCCGGCGTTTCCAGACTGGGATGGAAGCGCAGCGCTGAAAGCCGTAGCAGACACAAAAGCAGTGCTGGCAGCCTTTGTGGTGCTGTCACCAGTTGTTTGCGTTGGCACCGTAATAGTGCCGCCAGTAAAGTCGTGCGTACCAGTCCACGTCTGCCCAGCAATAGCGCCCTTGGCGTTTAGCTGTGTTTGAATTGCGCTAGTGACACCAACGGAATAGTTAAGCTCTGTAGTTGTTGCCGTTACAGCACCAGACAAGCCGGTAAACTTTGCTGCAAACTCGCCCTGCACATAAGCAGTAGTTGCGGCTAATGTTGTCGAGTTTCCTACCGCTGGTGTAGCAGCCGTAAGCGTTGCGCCGGTGAAGTTGTGTGCGCCAGTGTATGTTTCTCCAGCCTTGAGCGCCCTTGCATTAAGCTGCGTTTGGATTGCGCTTGTGACGCCTACGACATAATTAAGCTCAGTATGCGATGCGGTTACAACTCCCGCAACATTAGGCAATGTTGTCTTAATGACAATCTTGATGCGCCTTATGTGGTCATCACCCTCTGAAAGAAGGTCGACATTCTGCGGCCAAGCAGTGTTTAAATCCGGTGGATATAGTGCGGTTTCAACAGCCATTTAACGACCCCTTCCAACAACTAGGCGTGACCCGCTAATATCTTGGGCGCGGTATGCGCTGTTAACGGAATTTGCCGCGCTAGTATAACTTGCAACAGCCCTTGCTGTCATTGCGTCATCTATCGTCCAAAGGCCGACTTCTATCATCATCGAAGCAAGATAGACCCGCGCATGCTCTGTCAACAATTCATTTGTGTCGGTATCGTCAACGAGCGCGCCCAGCTTGCCGTAATACGTGAGGTCAAGAGGAAAACCCAAGTCAGTTGACAAAACGAAAGTGTCACCATCTACAGAATAGCTGTTCGATGCTGATTCGATCTGGCTCAGTGGGACAAAGTTTGCTGATATGCCATAAGGCGTTGCGCTCTTTAGCTTGATAGCCTCAAGATAGCCTGTAGGTCTTGTGCCATCGGCAAGTGTTACCGTTGAGCGCATGGCTGGTATGCGAACCTTCGGCGCAGTAGTTTCGCCGTAGTAAATCCGATTCTCTGCAAGCTCTAAAAGCGTTGGGAAAATAGATGTTAGATCATCCCGCTTTGAGTATGCGACAACCGCCGCTTTTAGTTCGCCGTAATTCATTTTATGAATGCGTCATAAGCTAAGAAAGCTGGATTTTCGCGGAAAAACTTCTTCATGGCTACCTCTCTCTGCCCTGCGTCTTCTATTTTCTGAATTTCATTTAGCGCCCAAGGCGGCAATACACCAACCTCGCGGCCTTCGCCCCATTTCTTACCTTCATTACGCGCCCGCATCTCTGCTGCTCGCTTCAGATACGGTTCAGCGTCATATGTTCTGATGCACGTTACTTGGTCGCCCTCGAACTTAAACTGCGTTCTGATGCCAGTATCAGGGTTCACGCCTTCATCAATGTGGAAATGTCCAAAATCCATAATAGTCCCCAAAAAAGAGCCCCGAAGGGCTCTCGATTGATTAACCGCCTGATAAGTCAGCGATCTTGAAACAGGCTTTTTCAGCCTCAACACGTAACGTTGCGTCCAGCAAGCATTGGTACTTCACGCTGTCGCCAGTTTTTCCAAGTTCCGTTGACTTGTATGGCTGCAAGTAGGCGACTTTGATCTCGCTGCGTTTCAGGCCGTACACGTTTGTGCTACCAGCCATCATGTAGTGAGGCACAAACGTCATTGCACCAAAGTCACCGACATAAACATCAGCGCCACCAATAATTGCGCCTTGGTTTGTGCCTTTAACTTCGTAGCGATTAGCCGCTATGCCCGTGAATGTTGAAGCCACAGTCTTATGGGCTGGACCCATATACAAAGCTTCTGGCACTTGACCTGAGCTGATGTAAGTGGCTTGGCAAGCATTATCAAGTAAGGTCTTTGTGAAAGCCCGTGCTGTGCCTGCTGTCGGTGCAGTTGTCGCAGCGCCAGAAGTGTGAGCAACGGTAGAGCCACCAGAGCCATGCTGTGCGTTTGTGTAAAGCAATACACCAAGACCAGCAGACTTAGGCGCAGCAACGCCAGAACCAACAACGGCAATGTTCGAGGAAACGATTGACTTTTCAAGGTGGCGCATCAATTCCTTGTACGCCTTGACCTTGTTGTACGCAATCGCACTCTTCATGCCAGCCTTGTCGACGCTCTCTGCACGGCGAGAAATAACAATGGTTTTGTTAAAAATCTGGCAGTAGTTCCCGACACGGTCAGGCGGCGTAATTGCCGTGCCAGTTGCGTCGTCGCCGTCAATTGCTGCGTTATCGGCGTTAGGTGCGGCCAATGCGTCGCGGCTCCACTCGTGGAACGTCTGCATGGCCTTCGCTTTGCCTGCGCTCGAAGAGATAGGAGTAGTTTCAGGGTCTTGCATCGCGATGAAGTCTGCAAGGTCTTCGCGCACGTTTGTTGCCGCTGTGTGGCGGGTATAAATGTTATTTGGTAATGTCATGATTAACCTCTATAAATTGTGTTTCATAATGAAGGCTGCAAGGTCGTCCCTACTGCCTTTACCGCTGCGCAAACGCTCTGTTGCTTTTCTTTCAGCGCTAGACACGCCGCGCGGCGCTGCATTCGGCTTCGATACTTGTGCTGCGGCTACTGGCTTACGCTTCGCTTCCGCTGTCTTCTGCTTAAGCTGTCTGTAGGCAACAGCATCTTGCATAGCCAAGACTAATGCAGGGTCGCTAACACCGGCGAAACGTTCAGGCGCAATGTTGTATTCTTTGGCGAAGCCATTAAAAATACCTTCAAGCCCTTTTCTGTCGATGCCATTCTCCTGCAAAACTTCCCAGCACTTTGCATAGCTGTTTTCAAGCGCAGCCTGTTGCATGCGCTGCGCCTTCGCACTTTCTTCCTGCCATCCTTGTTGCAAAGACCCAAGAATAGACCGCATCTGATCTTGTCGCGCTTGCTCGGCAACATATCCAGCAGGGTCGGTTTGCGCAAGCTGGTGCATCTCTGCTGGGCTGCGTAAACCCGCCAACTGCGCCACGATAGCATGCGCCATTTGCGCTTGCTGAACATAGTGCTGTTGCGCCTTGCTGATCTCGTTCTGCACAATTTCAGCGGCTTTTTGCTCTCTTTGTGAAAGCGCCTGCATCTCTTGCGTGAATCGAGAATGTCGCTGATAGCCTGCGATAAGCTCTTTTTGATCTACCTCAATCTCTTCGTCTGCACCATCCGAACCTTTGATAGTGACTTTAAATTTTTGACCGCTTGTCCGATCTGGTTCGTCTTCGTCGGGGCTGTCGTCTTCAGTTTCAGCGTCTTCGTTATCCTCGTCTGATTCGCTATCGAGGGTTTCGATAACGTCATCAGATTCGGGCGAATCTACTGTTTGTTCGTCTTCTTGTGTAATCTCGGCCTCATCACTATCAGCGCTTGGGTTGTCGAGCAAGAATTGAACCACATCATCGTTGGCAATCGGGGCTTGTTCGGCTTGTCCGTCCATTGATGTTTACTCCTAAAAATCCGCCGCTATGTCACTACAGCGAAAAACAAAAAGGCAAGTGACTGCCAGAAACCTAACCAACAATTCTGCGCAGTGTGCGCTTTACTGCTGGCTCATCACGATGTTTATCTATATTGAATTTAGCCATCTTGCCGCCCTCAATAATTCTGCGGATTATGCACTCGAAGTCTTCTGTTACCGCTGAAAACTGCCGCGCTATTTTTAAACCCTCTGCATCTCGTAAATCAGTCTTTTTGTACGCCTCAAAAGCAAGCTGATGCAATTGCTTTAATGCACATTCAAAAGCCTCGTTATTAAGTAACTGCTTAGCAGCCTCACCAACCCTTACTTTCTCTTGATCTGTCATAAAGCCCCTGCTAGTAATAAAGCCGTAATAGCATCTTCGTTATATCGCTCATATCTGCGCGTTTTGATGCGCCGATTGATTGCGCATGCTGGCAACCGCTAATTGCGTTTGCGCTCCAGTGTCAACCTCATATTTCTTTAGCTCCAGCTTCTGGCGCTCAATCTCGATGCGTTGCGCTTCCAACTGCGCCTCATAGCTGGCCTTCATCATCTCACGCTCAGCATCGCGCCGGTCATTCTCTGACTGCAACTGCAATTGCATCTCAAGCTCAAGGCGCTTAGCATCAGCCTCCATTTTCTTAGCCTGCATGTTAAGCATGTGCTGCGCCTGGAACTTCTGCGCATCTGCTTGCATATCCATTTGCTTGAGCTGCATCGCCTGCTGCAATTTAGCTTGCTCAAGCATGGCTTGCGGTGGTGGCGGCTGCTGTGGCATCTGCTTGCCTTCCGGGTTTCCAATGAAGTCGTTCACGTTCTTTTGGCCGCCCAGCTCAACAATTTTGGCAACCGTGTTGTAAACCTTCATTGGGTCAATCATCAACCCGCCAAACGGCGATTGAGCAAGCCCCATTTGCATTTGCATCAAGCTGTTAAAGAAGCTGATCTGTTGCTGTTTATCGCCAGTGCCAAGCCCAACGTTAACAGTCATGTCGTACTGATCGCGCCATTCATTAGGGTCGTAGCGCACAAACTGGCCGCGCAGCCTGAAAGCGATAGCCTCCATTTCACCCGATGTCAGCAACTTAAATATCCCCAAGAAAACAGGCTTTAACAGTGTTTCCGCAAAGATGCGGGCAACTAGCTTAACGCGCTGTTTAGCCGCGTTTGCCGTCATCATTACCTCTGCGGCTGTTCTGTCTTGACGCAGCGCATTGCTATCAAGCCCTTGCTGCCGCTTGGATACACCAGTCCTGCGCTCTGCCATTTGCTCGATGTGAGCAAGCATTGGCAGCATCTGTGTTGCATTGAATGGCACAGCCTCAACGCTAAGCGCATTAGGCTGTGACTGCCTGACTATGCCACCAACGCGGAAATCAAGCAGGTCATCCATGTCGACAAGCGGGTCACCATTGGCATTTGTCAGCACTGTCTTGCGAGGATTTACCGACAAGTTTGCAGAGTTTATGGCCGCTCTATTCAAGTCAGTAGACACGCGCTGAATGTCGGAAACCACACGGGCAATGCCCATGCCATCCCATTGATGCGTGTTGATGATTGGGCTTGCAGTCGCTATCTGTACGTGGTCTGTCTCTTCATTTGCCAAGATGCGTTTACCAAGCCTGTGGATAACTCTTCGTTCAGCAATGCCATCGCCGTCATAGTCAACCAGCACATACTCGATGCGCAACCAACCGGTCGTAAGGCTCTCATCCTCAGCGTCTGCTTGGTCATTTCTGCGCATGCCTTCGCGCATCTGATCGCGGTATTCATCTTCAATCGTACCGCCGTTTACTTCATCAGAAGCGCCTAATTCTTCTGCTGTGACATCATTAAAGCCCATGCGCTTCAAATCTGATAGCGTCACTTCTGTAACACGCGCCACATACGGGCAATCTTGCAAATCCGGCGTCCCCCAGCCTCTTTTGACTAGCAATTCGGAAATTGGAAAAGCCTCTACCTTAATCGCCTTTTTGTTCTTGAGCTTTGATACACGGGCATTTACTATCGGCTGGCCTTCAATCTCAGAAACAGGCACAACGCGCTCAATCGTGTAGCCGTCTTGCTCTGCAAGCGCCAGCATCTCAAGCGTTGCGCCCTGCAAGTCTTGCACGTCTCGCACTTGCTGGTTATCCATGTACCAGTGAATAGCGCCATTGTCCGCAATCAGCGCATCTTTGAATGCCGTATACAGAACCAGAAAGCCGTTGTTCTGCTTGTAAAACACGTAGTTGCAAGCGTCCGTTGCTTGCTGCGCCCCGGCCACATCCTCGATAGATGTTGGCTCAAAGACTACAGCCTGGTCGGATGTCGTGAAAACATCCAGTAGCTCGGGCAACGTCCACTCAACAGTGTCTTGCACTTCTGACGTGACAAGCGTAGACCAGCCCTCAAGCTCATCATCACCCTCATAAGCATCTCTGTAATACTCCCGCGCAGATTCAACACGGGCTTGGCCGATGACGTCCGCATACTCCGAAGCGTCATCCTCATTTGACTGCAAATGTCTCAGCAGTACGTCATCGTCCATCATCATTTACTCACCTTTTTTCTTTGCAGGCTTTGCGGCTGGCTCTTGTGAGTCAGGCGCTTTTTCTGTCATGTCAAGCGCTTCGCCACGCTTCGCGGCTTCCTCTTGCTCGATAGGTGAATACTTCGGAAATGGCGGCTCACCGTAGCGTTTTGAACCGTCTTTATACTCGTACATCATGCTAGCATTCTCCTTTTGTAAACTATCGGCTTGCTCTTGATGGCGCCACTTCCAGCGCTTTCATAAACAATACACATCATGCCAAACGAATCCGCGCCGTGGCTTGCCCAATCGTGATTAGGCCCAAGCCCCACATTGCGCTTATCGTCCCTTTTCTCATGATACCAGCCCAGCGCATCAAGTCCAGCGCTACAGCCTTCCTCATCAAAGTAAATTGACGGGAACACCCTTTGCGCACTTCGGACGCGCAGCATTGCAGCCCCAGCGCCCTGATTGGCCACGATCTCAGAAGCATAGCCAGCTTGCTCAAACGCTTTCTTGTAGCTCACATCAAAGACTTTATCCTGCGTGTCGCCATCATGGGGCAGCCATATAGTAGTGTTGGCGCCTGTAAAGCCGTTAGAGCGCAACCACTCCATGTGCGCAGAGGCAGGCTGGCCGACAGCTTCGTAATACTTGAGCACTCGCACTTCACGACCAATAAACTGTGCCACCCATATTGTGAAAGCGTCAGCCTTTGCGCCTGTTCCGCCGATGTCGCAGAAAGCCCTGTAAGACATCAACGGGTCAGCGCCAACACGCCCAATCCTGCGCTCTTCTCGCGCTTTGATGAGAGATTGCGCATAGTAAGCGCCTGTTATAGTGCTTATGTAGTCGCCATCCCAAATGTGCGCGTATTGATCTGGCCTGTTTTGCAAGTCGTCCAGCCTGTCACGCTCCAACTTCGCCGGAAACTTCGGGTTATCAGACCAGTTTATAACCGTACCCTTGATATTCGGGCTATCAGAAAACCTGAACCGTGATTCAACACTTGCACTCTTGCGCTTGGGGTTCCATGTCACCCACAATTCAGCGCTCCAGTCCTCACCCTCTTCGCGTAATGTCGGTATCAGCGTTCGCCAAGCCTCCTCTGTCACCGGCTCTGCTTCGTCCACCCAGCACAAAAGCAAACGGCCTTTAGACTTTATCGAAGCGATGTTGCGGTCAAGACCAGCAAAAGCAAAGCTAATCCGTCCGTCTTTGCTCTTGATGTATTTTTCACCAATCTCGTAATAGCGAGCGAGAAAAGGCTCATCCTCAATAGCTCGCTTCACTTCTTCAAGACTAGAGTCTTCCAAGCTATTCATGAACTGGCGGGCGCACAAGATGATGCCTCTGACACCATTCATACCGTATTGATAGCCCTTGAGCGCCGCCATCTTTGCAAATGTGCGAGTCTTGCCGCTACCACGGCCACCGCAAGCCCATCGCACGTCAGCCCGCCCGCTAAAAACAGGCCGCAGCTTCTTCGGTATCCTAATCGTTGCTGTCGTCATCTAAGTCGGCTATCACAACACGGGTCACAATCTCACCGCCAATCTCAACTTTGACGGGCTCATTGAACCCGTGCATGGCATTCAATTCTTTGATTGCCGCAACTTTCTCGTTAGCTCTAGCATCAATGCCTTCCGCTATCTCTGCAAGCGCTAAAACACTCTTTTCCCGCGTCCAAAGGGCTTTTTCAGCAACCTTTGTTTTCAGCTCCTTAACCCTTTGCGCCACCTTAGTGTCAGAAAGTAACTTACTAGCATTTACATGGATGCTACTGTCTTTCATACCGCCAGCATCATAAGCATGCCTGTAAGCGTCCGCCTGCGTCATACCATCAGCAATTGCCTGGGCAAACTTTTCTTGCTTTGGTGTCATCGCCATAGTAAACAAACCTCACTCATATTAGTAACGCATCTTACTATAAATGTAACAGTTTGTAAAAATAAAAGATTGCTAATCACGCAAGTCATAAAACGTCACACCCAACTCTGTGCATGCGTAAGCCTCCACCTGCTCACAAAATCGCGAAAACTCCGCTGTGCTCAGCTTTGTGCTACTCATGCCAACCACAGACCCGTCTGGCAATTCGATCACTCCGATAAATTTGCGCTTGAATAGCTCATGCCACGTTTCAGCGTCAAACATCCTGCCATTGACCACGGCCTGATCTGCTATCTGTTTTAGAACGCCATCGCCCCAATAGCGCCTGTTTTGTGGCAACGTGCGCTTTCTGTCCTGTACAGTAAGCACTAGCGATTTACCAGCCTGCAATCGCTCCTTCAAGTGAGGGTGAAGCACAGACTGCATAACAGCCCATGCCTGCTGTCTGTTGTGAAGCTCAAGCTTTAGCATCTTTTTTGTTATTTTTCCACCAAACAAAAAAACGGCCTCTAAGCTCATTTCTTGGCGAAAAATCAGCAACGCCTTTCTGCTTGTAATACTCAAGCTCTGCTAATTGTTCGTTTAAATTCTTTAAATAATTTTCTTCCAAAGCAAGCATAACATTCGTTCCGCGACAACCTTTTAATTTTTTCCTCGTCTCGCTTATTTCATGCAAGAGGTATTCAATATACAAATCAATATCGACACCTTGATTTTCAAACAATGACATTTTCAGCTCCATATTTATGATGTTTTCATTGAAATAGTTTATAAGTTATTTCAACTTATAAAACTTCACCCGCGCTTCTTTTATTCCGCTTTCTGCGCTCGCATATCTGCCACAAGCGTTTTGTAGCGGCCAATACCTCCACCGCTCTTTTAGCGCACATATTGCAAACCCGGCTTTCGCCATTGCAGCGCTGTTTTTCGGCGTCCAATGCTTGCACGTCACGCATGTTTTGTCTGTCATCCATTACCCCAATCTCCTAAAATTATCACGCTTTACAAATGGCAGCGCTACCATGGCCGCATCGCGTTCATGTTGGTTTGATCGACCATCGTAGCCAGTCAACTTGTAAAACGCGAGCGCGTCCACTTTTTCCCCTTTTGCTTTTGGGCTCAAGCTCTCGGTTTCAATGCCTGCGCTCTTGCAAACCGCTTCAATCATAGAACACCACGCATCAATCTGCCCTATGTTCCGCGCCACTTTCATTGCCGCAGCGCCTTTCAAGCCCCTCGTCCAAATGTGTGATTGCAAGCGCGAATCCTCGAACACGACTAAATCACACTTCTCACCCTCAAGCATGCGCTGCAAGTCGTAAGGCTGAATCGTCTTTAGCTCTGCCAATGCGCCATCTCTGTAAACAGCAACGCCAGTGTGTGCGCCAGGGTCTATGCCGATAATCATCATTTGAAGTCGTCCTGTTTTTTGTCAATCTCAGCAATGGCACGGCGCAGATAGATAGCCTTATCCAAAGTTTCCTCATACGCATGCTGTAGCCATGCTCTAAGCTCTAGCGGGTTTTCTGCCACTGTAGTGCCGTATTTGTTTATTCCAAGCTGTTGACGTTTTGCAATGTCTAAGCACACTTGCGCCTCTATTCCAGTTGGCAACATTTCTACAGGATGAGAATCATCATCAACTGTTATTTTTTTATCTATTGCATGAGATGTTTTTGACCGATTAACATTATCATAATAATTACCAAAAACAACATCGGCCATTTGCTGCATAAGCGCAGTTGCAACACCCATAGCTTTCTTGCTGTCTAAATGTCCATAATACTCAGAGAAATTTTTTCCCCTATGAGCAATCGATAAGGATTCTTCCTCATCTATTTTATGCGTTGATGCAAATTTTAAATCATTATTTATCTCCAATTGTTTTATAACATCTTTTAATCTATCAATCTCTTCTTGTAATTCTTTTTGGCTATATTCTTCTTTCATATTCACCTCCATAAACATATCAATCGTTTTATCGTCTCGAATAACTGAACCTACTGGCTTTTCTTTCTCCGGCTTAAATCGCTTTGCGCAGACAGCACCGACTGGATAGCCGCCGAGATACATAGCAGGCTTAAACGTAACGCGGCCACATATCGCGCAGCGCGGTTTTAAGCTCATAAATCGCCGCCATGTTTTCTTTCGGCCTGATAATTTTTCACCCGCTCTGCTTGCGCTTGTTTTAATGCCTTTGTTTTTTCAAGCGCATCATTGCTGACCTTCACTTTTGGCGCTGAAAAATTGTTACGCAGCTCTTTCAGCTTCTCGCGCACGTAATCCGGCATTGCTGTGCTGCGCTCGAGCATAAGCATGTCTGCTGGCTTGTACTCAATACGCATGCCGGGCGGTATGCGTCCAGCCTCCACAGCCGTGTTTACAGCCTCGCGCCGCTTGTCTTTATCAAAGCCAATAGACGCCTCCCA